ACACAACTAAATTCTGATAAAGAATACAAAACTTATTCTACTGATGGAATCAGCATAGAAATAAATAGCCAGTGTGCTATGTTTTATATCAGAAAAAGCAAAAGTTTGACAGGTGGAAATACAACTCAAACTTTATTAGATTTACCTAATGGTATCACTTTAAAAAATGAAGTTTTCGCTCCTTGCGAAATCATTGACGGAAGCTGGACTCCATACGGAAATACCGGCTACATAAACGCCAGAAACGGACAGATAAATGTGCGATGCAAAGACAGTACGTCTACCAGTATAATCATTGCTATGTTTACAGTTCCTAGGTATTTTATACAATTTAGTTAAATTATATGAAATTTTATTTAATCCCAAAAACTCTTATGTATTTAACGCCATGATCAGCAGACAGTTTTACAGTTGTAGCAGTATCGCTTGCATATGTAAACGATACTGCAGATATCGTGCTGTCATTCGAACCATGAGCCACGAAGCTATAGGATTTTCCTATTTTTTCGAAGATAACCCTTGGAACAGTTACAATACTGCGAATATCATCATCACTAGCACCGAACGCAAACACAATAAATTTGTAATCACTTAGTTTTCGATCACCATAATGATTAATTGTTTGACTTGTTGTCGAAACAGATGTTCCTACTATGATTGTATCGTAATCAGAATTTAGTTGTGTTGTTGAGAAAAAAGAAAGGAGAAAAAATGGCAGTAAAAACAGTACAAGCGACTATTAACGGTCAAACATACACATTGACTCTTAACAGCTCGACTGGAAAATATGAAGCTACGGTAACGGCTCCGTCTAAGAGCTCGTACAATCAATCCGGACATTATTACGGAGTAACAGTTAAGGCAACTGATGAAGCAGGAAATACAACGACAAAAGATGCAACAGACAGTACGTTGGGATCATCTCTGCAATTAAAAGTAAAAGAAAAAGTTGCTCCTGTAATAGCGATTGTAAGTCCAACGTCTGGATCATATTCGGCAAATAACAAGCCTGTAATTACCTGGAAGGTAACCGATTCCGATTCTGGTGTTAATCCAGCAACAATCTGTATCACGTTAGATAGCGGTACTAAGGTAACAGGCGATGCGATTACTAAGACTGCGATCACAGGCGGATACCAGTGTACATATACACCTACAACAGCGTTGTCAGATGGAAGCCATACGATCAAGTTGGATGCATCTGATTATGATGGCAACGCAGCAGGTACAAACACAATTACAGTTGTCGCAAAAGATGGTGCTGGTAAGACAACTACAGTAACACGTACCGTTACGTTAGATACAGCGGCACCTGTGATCAAGAGTGTTACTTTAACACCGAACCCAGTCGATGCAGGAAAGACATTTATCATATCCGTTGAAGTAACGGACTAGGTTAGTTGTTATGGTAGTTCGACTAGAGGGAAACGTAAACGGAGAGTCAGTGATCTTAACTAGATCCGCTGACTCTTTAGATTTATGGGAGTCCGTTATACCAGCTACATTAAACGGAAGGTATGTAATCGGATTAACTGCATATGATGAGGCAGGGAATGTAAGTAGCTATTCTACATACATACTTACAGTAGATCTTAAAGCATTAAGAGTTTCACTGAAGCCTTTTGATTTGTATGCAACCTTGCACAACGAAAAATAAGAAGAAATAAAAGAGGAGGAGAACATGCAAAAAAAGAAAGTGATCATAATGCATCCGGGAGAATCCAGAACAGCAGTAATTACTATACATTCTATTAAGCAAGAGAAATTTACAATCGAAAGTGCGGAGTACTCGCTAATACGCATGAAAGACAAAGCTGAAGAAAGCACTGGAGTTTGTAATATTAAAGAACATGATATAGAAGCACTGATTTCTCCTCAAAAACGTGGTACCTATGTACTAAACATCAGATATGCAGTATTGGACGAAATCTTAATAGAGCATATAGAAGTGAAGGTGGTATGAGATGGCAGAAATCATTGAAATTAAGTCTGTAAGTCTGTCTCCTAACCCAGTACAGACTGGTGGAAAAGTTAAGATCAGCGTAGGACTTGAAGCAAACGAAAGTGATGTTGATTGCTTCTATTGCATATTTTCTTCCGAATTAGAAAAAAGTCAAGTAACAATGACAGCAACGGTGTAGCTGAGGAAGGAGACATATTGGAAGATGAATACTTAAGACGACACGAACATGAAGAGTTTGCCAAAGATGTAGATCGTGAGCATAAGAGACAAAACAAAAGAATTGCAGCATTAGAAGTGACAGTAAGACAGATCAATGATCTTACACTGTCTGTACAAAAACTTGCGATCAATATGGAACACATGCTCGTTAATCAGACAGAACAAAGCAAAAGGCTTGAAGAGTTAGAGAACCGAGATGGAGAGAAATGGAGAAGCGTTTCTATGTATGTCCTGACTGCATTAATCGGTGCAGTGCTCGGATTTGCACTCAAACAAGTTGGGATATAAGAAGGAGAGATAAGATGAAAGAATTATTTGAACAGAATAAGGTGTTTTTTTTGGCAGTGATCACAGTATTGATCATTGCTTTTTTAATTAAGAAACTGATCGACTATATCACAAAGAAAGGTCTTGAAGGAATCAGACTGGATGTGTACAAGCTGTTTGTAGAAGCAGAGAAAACCTTCCGAGCATCCAAGCAAGGACAGCAGAAATTTGATTATGTAATACATATGGCCAGAGGACTTTTACCTAAACCTATTCAATTATTTGTAAGCGAGAGCATGTTAAAAGAAGCTGTGCAACTGTGGTTTGACGGTATTAAAGATCTACTCGATGATGGTAAATTAAATAATTCAGTATACGATTTAGAAGATGTTGAGGAAGTCAGCAGAGAAGATAAGATCAATCATACGACAGAGTTAGATGACGGAACATGGACAAATTACGCAGAGACTCCGTTACCTGAAACTGAATTAGAAGATCCAGAGGAACAGGAACAGACAGAAGATAATCAGGCAGCAGCAGAACAGGAGGTGTAGACATATGAGAATCGCATTGACAGTAGGACACAGTTTGCTTAAAAATGGATCATATACATCAGCCAGTGGAGAAGATTGCGGTGGAGTAAACGAGTATAAGTACAATAAAAAGCTGATGAAAAAGGTAAAAGAATATCTTGAAAGCGACGGACACAGTGTTGATCTGTATATCTGCCCAGAGAAGGTATTTACCGCTGCGTCACAGGAAAAATCATGGAAACTGACACGTTTAAATGCAAAGAATTATGATCTTGTTGTCGAAGGTCATTTGAATTGCTATAATGGAAAAGCACACGGAACAGAAGTATTATACGTTTCCGAAAATGGTAAGAAGTACGCAAAGAGAGTCCAGAAGAAACTCGTATCTGCTAGATTTACAGATCGTAACGTGCAGAAGAGAACGAACCTGTATATGCTGAATAGTACAAAGGCAACAACGATCATGACAGAGAGTTTTTTCTGTGATTCTAAGTCCGATTATAAAATCGGTAAGTACGTAAATAAGATCGCTAAGTTGATCGCAGAAGGAATCTGCAATAAAAAGCTTGGAATAGTTACCAAGGCTAAGGAATCTGTAAAAACGACAGTGAAGAAAGTTACCAAAGCAACTGTGTATGCTAAGGTTGTCACAAAATCCGATCCACTTATGATCAGAAACAGTGCTAACAGATCATCTAAGGTTATCGGTAAGATTCCGAAAGGATCAAAAGCAGAAATAATTAAAAAAGGCAGCACATGGACGAAAGTTAAGTACAAGAGCGTAACAGGGTATTCAGCTACAAGATACCTTAAATTTTAATATTAACCAGGGGAGAAATCCTCTGGTCTTTTTTTATTTCCAGAAATTACATAATTATTTTTATAGATAATCCAACAATAGTATGTTAGCATAAAAGAAAACGTTGGAGGATATGACATGAGCGTAGTAATTATGGTTAGATCAGGAAAAGAACTGTTTTTGTTTGGGGATAAAAAAAGTACACATATAAATAATTTTGATAGAGAAAAAGAAACTTATGAAGAACAATCTGTTTCGTATGATTCTCGAAAAGTGTATCAAGTCAAAGACGATATTATTATTGGAATGGTAGGATCATCTTTAGGGTATGATAATTTATTTCGATATGTTATTAATAACCAACAAGTAGAGAAAGATGTTGCGGATATGATGGAAAATTATCAGGATTTTGTACACAATTGGTTAGATTATCAATATGATGATATAAAGAAATATTTTGATAAT